AATGTTCAGGACATTTATATGTACGTGTTGTCCTTATGATATGTTAAGGTATATGTCTATGGCATTTGTGTGGTCACGTGTGAATAATGTTAAGGTATGTGTTAAGGTATGTACATATGTAATGGTATGTGGTCACATTATATTATATGTTAAACTTCTTAGCGTTGATTACTTCAGGATGGGTTATCGTTAGCCATTCATTATACTCTTTGAGGTTAGTGTATGGTAGTTCATTACCATTACAGTACAATGTTTTTAAGCTATCAGGTAGTATAGGTAGCATGGTAAGGTTATTGTCACTACAATTCAGTTCAATCAATGTATTAGGTAGCATAGGTAGCTCAGATATATAGTTACCACTACATGACAATGACTCTAATTTATTAGGTAGTATAGGAAGTTCAGTAATGTTATTACTACTACATGACAATGTTAATAAGCTGTCAGGTAATTTAGGTAGTTCATTCAATTTATTATTATAGCAAAATAAATGTTTCAATGATATTGGCAACTCAGGTAGCTCATTAAGATTATTATTAGCGCAGGTAATATATATTAATGTATCAGGTAATGTAGGTAGCTTATATATGTCGTTATTTGAGCAATACAATTCATATAATATATCAGGTAATATAGGAAGTTCAGTTAAATGTTGATTAGAATAATTTACTGTTACATAAGATCTTTCGAAGTGTTTAATATATTTCATAGGTTAAATTTATCAGTTGATTTTTCAAGGTTATATTGTTCAATTTGTTCTGGTGTCATTAATATTATACTTGTATCTTTAAGATAAATATTATCTTTATAATCTTTTAAATGATATGCAAATTCAAAATCTTCAGGTTTATCAGAAGATATTATATTATCTATAATACCTTTTTTATTACTTTTAGTTGACATGATATAATCTCCTTTTTTAAATTTAGAATTTCTACTTGATTTAAATTGTTTAATGTTTTTAATGTGTCTCATATTGTTATATATTAAAATTTATTTATCGAACATTACTGCTGTTGCAGGTATTTACTTTGTAAATATTACTGTGGTGATATGTTAAATTTAACAATCTTTATTTATTCTTAACCATATAAAATTTTGTAAAATCAATTAAAAGCGTTATCTTTGTCTTGATAACATGGACGTAGGATCATGGAGCCCGAGAGCGGGGTAATACGTAACTGTTAAAACATTTTAACTTATTTAAGATTAGTATAACAGTAGTTAAATCCTTAACAGTTATAACAGGAAATTAGTATTGATCATAATATATTATTATAGGACTTACTTGTAACTATCTGTAAATAACAGAGTTACGTTTATGCATTTTATATACCGTATTAACATCTATAATTATGCGTTAATCCTGCATATTTCCTGTATATCTCTGTAACTATTTGATTTAAAGTGTGTTGTACATTTGTGAAGAGTTAAATCCTTAACAAGTTTAATATTGTTAGGTTAAAACAGTTAAAGTGATAACATTTATAATGATTGTTTAACAGTTACGTAATGTCCCGCGTTGGAGAATATACTCCAGGCATTACACTGTCAATCACGATACAAAGATAACGCTTTATATCGGATATACCAAGTTAAAGATTGTTAAATAATAGAAGTCACCACAGTAATATTCAGTAATTAAATTTAATATATAATCATAAAAAAATATGATAAATATACAATTAGCAAGTGAAGAATGGGTAGGAGTGCAATTAACTGGTTCGACAGGAGGAGATAGTGGTGCTATGAGTTTAAAGCAAAAATTGATTTCAAATGATTCTGCTACATTGGTACAAGGACTTTCAGTACCTAGTGCTCAGGAATTTGGACTTGTAAAGTTTAATGGTATAAATTTTATTTATTATACTGAGGGATGGGAATCAGAACATATTAATGTAGCTGAGTATGATGTATTAAATCATATTGCTACCAATACATCAATTGCAGTTAATTCAGCATTATTAGGTATTGATTCAGCTATAGTAAAATGTAGTTACGCTTTTATATTTAACTCCAAGGTATATATGGTAGTTAGTTGTTGGAGTAGCAACTATTGTGCAATGTTATCATCCACAGATGGTAGAAATTTTACGGTAATTAGTAAAACTTTATTGGATGTTGTTAGTAATTTTAAAGCGGGTATGTTTGGTAATCATTGTATAATTCCATACAGAATTGATGGCTATTTTTACTGGTTTATTGAAGGTCGTGAATCAATGGATTCAGGAAGTCCATGGGGTATGAAACTATTAAAAAGCATCTCAATGGAAAGTGGCTGGGAGATGGTTGGTGTTGTTAATGGATTAGCTCCTGCATATAGTTCTCATGGTGGAGCAAAAGTATTCTATGATAATGGTATATTTAAAATGTTTTATCATTATTCAATGCAGGCAACTCCACCTTCAATTCTTGGATATGCAGAGGCAGATTTTAATAATCCATTATATTTTGAAAAGATATACTATCCATTATTGGATATCACAAGATCACCTTTTCCTGATACAAATCAAGTAGCAGATCCTGAAATAGTAGAAGTTGGAGGAAAAGTTTTATTGTTTGCTGAATATGTTGATAATTCAAATCATGAGGGAGCTGTATATGTTTGGGAAAGTATTTATCGAATTTATGATATACTTAGTTCTCCTTTGAATGACACAAACGTTAAATAAATTTAATATATACCTGCATGAAATACATTAAGGAGTTTGAAAAGATTGATAATAGTATGAGTAAATTTAAAGTAGGAGATTGTGTTATATCAACAGGAGGTAGAAGAGGAGTTGTATCTGAAGCAGAATATTCTAAATATAGAAAAGAATTTTTATATTCATTAGAAGAATATCCTACACTTTATTTTGAAGAGAAAGTATTATATCTAATGACACCAGATCAAATTGAAAGTTATGACATCAGTAAAATAACTAATAAATTTAACATATAAAAAAAGAAGAACATTTAGTTCTTCTTTTTTTTGTAGCATTTATTTCAAAAATAATGTAATAATAAATGTAGTAATAATTGTGTAACTCAAAATTTTTACATATCTTTATCCTACCTAAACTATATTAAATTATGAATAAAGAAGAATTACGAAAATGGTTCAATAACAAATTTAATTTGTGCTATTCTATTACTCATTCTGATTATCCTAATTGCATTTATTGGTACTATGATGAACAAATTGCAAGAAAGATTAAAATGTGTAAGATATGTAATTCTGATTATATAATTACAAACCAAATCAAAGGCATATGTTTATTTGAACAAAATGTATTCACTAAAAAATTATGGTGTGATTATGATGAAGTGTGGTCATTTTTTATAACAAATTACTCAACTGACTACAATGAAGTTAAATGTCTTATACTGGAAATATTGTTAGATAATGAAAAATTGTTCTTATATACTCCATATCATAGTTATTATCCACTAAGACCTAATATTATCAAATAAATGTATTATCTTTGTAGATTAAATATTATACAATGAATAAAGAAGAATTAACTGTTTGGTTCTGGAACAAATTTAAATCATGTTATCCAGTTAAACATGACGATTATCCTGATAGTATATTTTGGTTTTATGATGAGAAATTCATAAGAAAGATTAAATTATGTAAGTTAAATAATCAAGAAATAACTTTACCTAATAAAGTATCAGGTAAATGTTTATTCGACCAGGATTTAAAAAACAAACATTTATGGTGTGATAATAAAGAAATTTGGTCATTTTTAATTCAGAATTATAGAGATAACTATGATGATATACAATCTCTTATAAAGAATATACTGTCTGATGTCACAAAATTAAATGTATATACACCGTTTAATGGAGGAATCGCCATCACCATCCAACTGTCTGATGTCACAAAATTAAATGTATATACGCCTATAGTACTAGTTTTGAGCAATTCTTTAAAACTGTCTGATACCACAAAAATAAATGTATATACACCCGGTTTCATTCTTCAGTAAATCTTTTCATTACTGTCTGATACCACAAAAATAAATATTATACAATGAATAAAGAAGAACTAAGTGAATGGTTATTAAATAAATTTAACTCATGCTATCCAGTTAAGCGTGCTGCGTATCCTGATTCCATATACTGGATATATGATGAACAATTTATTAGAAAACTTAAACTGTCTAAATTAAATAATAAAACTGTTAAGTTACCAATTAATATAAAAGGAATTTTATTATTTGAACAAAATAAAAAAGATAAAGTTTTATTCTGTGACTATGATGAAATCTGGAAGTTCTTTAAAGATAATTATTATACTGATAGCTATATTATACTTAAAAACCTTATTACTGATATATTACATAACAATAAAAATATAAATTCATATTCAATTACTCAAGAATCATTAGATTATAATCTGAAATTCACAGAATATACTTGTGATGAAGATGACTTCACAATTAAGGTATTTTAAATAAAAAATGTGAACTAAATCAGTTCACATTTTTTATTTAATTCTGCCTTACCTTATTCCTAAATTGATTGGAAAATATGTCAGTCAATCGTTCTAATAGATCAGTTATTCTATCTACTTCTTCATCAGTTAATGTTGAATATATATCTTCTACTTCGTCATATTCACCCTGAGCACTCAAATTCATTATTTGACCAATCACTGCTCTTAATTTAGGTGATAACGATAATATATCAGAACTATCTTCAGCACCAATATCATCACTATCCTCACCCGTGTTTAATAACTCACGTGGTAATGTTTCACCCAAATCATCAGAGTAATTCGTAAATTCATTTAATTTTTTTATATGATTCATATCATTTCTTTTTTTATTATATATAAATTTTATATGTTAAATTTGTTTGATTGCAGAATTGATTCTAATTCTTCTTTATCCTTACTATAATATAAAATCTCACTATCACTAAATATCATAATATTATTATTATTTGAATATTCTACTTTATAAGGATAGTCAATATCTATTAATATCTCAATTATTTTTCCAACATGAGAAGAAGTAAATTTATTGACATAATCTCTACTATCATCAGAATCATCAATATATGTGCAAATGACATAGTCTCCTACTTCTGGCTTATTCTCATTCATTTCAAATGTCTTTATATATTTCATATGTTAAATTTTTTTGTATTTAATATTAATTCTAATTCTTCTTTATTGTTGGACCAATATAAGATGCACTGTAAATTACATAAGTAATCATTTTCACTATATTTATATTCTATTTTATATTGCCAACTATCAATACGTCTTATCTTACCAATATGAGTTGTTATGAAATTTTTATTTGATGAAAATTCTCCAGAACAAATGACATAGTCTCCTACATCAGGTTTATATTCATTCATTTCAAATGTCTTAAAAATTGTTATCATACTTCTATATATTAAAAAAGATATATTATTTTAAGAAATTTACATTTGTAAAAATCCACTATCTTTTATCATTCTTTTATTTTTCTAATTACAGTAATGTGTAATAATATCTATATATTAACAAGTTTAATTATATTTAATTATATTCTTATTTATTGTATATAATACAAATTTATAAATATATTAACATCAATACTTTATGTTAATCTCCATTATCTTACCTTTATAATATTTAACTTAATAATTTTAACTTAAAGGATTTTAACATTTCAGCAAACGTTAAATTCCATTATCTTTCCTTTTATAATTTTAACTTAATGATTCCTAAATTTCCTAAATCATAATGATCCATAAATCTTGTTAAAATTTAAAGTACTGATTATCAAAGACTTATGGAAATTTGTAAAGGTCTGAGTATTAGGTGGTTACGTTGAAATATATGCATACTATCTTAGAAGATTTATTTTTCTTTGGACCACCGTCAGTGGTCAATGTTTTTATTTTCACATTATTACGTGACCACCATTAATTTTTAGTTAAAAAAGTGTCATTTTAAGAAATTTTACCAAGTATTTCATCAATTTGGCACGTCACGGACACAAATTTAGCACTATATTTAGCACTATTTTTCTTGTTTTATAATTTGTCAGTACCGATATTTATTAGTATATTTGTATGATGATATAATGCATTCATATTTAGTTGATTATCAAATGATTGTAATCATTTTTGTAGATATTTAGAAGATTTTGAATATTTAGAGCATTTTAAATATTTTTTTGATATTAAAACTTCGGTGAGGGAGAAAGTGAATAATTAAATGGAAATTGAAATGGAAATTGAAATGACTGAGAATATACCGCAGGTAGGAGATTATGTTATATGTTATGGTGAATATATAGGTAATGGAGATGATGAAATAAATTTCATATCAAACAACTTTGGTAAGATAACATCAATTTCTGATGGTTTATATCATCTTTTATATTTTTATATTGGAATAGAGAGGTATTATTGCAATTTACAGGACATAAAGCATTATTCTAATAATTTAGAATCAATAGAGGTTATACTTAATTCTATGAAATTTAACATATAGCATTAATTATTTAAAACTTCGGTGAGGGAGAAAGTGAATATTTTTGGTTATTTTGTGGTCACGGTTATCGTTTAACATATTGATATTAAGTGAATTTATTGGAATGCGTCTCTAATTGTGTTGGGTTGTTATTTTGGGGTATTTTAGATTAATATATAATATTATGAAGCATTTAAAAGTAAATGAAGAGATAGTTAGGAAATTAGTATATTCTCACAAGGATTTAGAATTATTACCTGATTTGCCTTCTACTATAGAGACATTGGAGTGCAACAGCAATTTATTGGTATCATTACCTACTTTACCTAATGGTTTAATTACAATATATTGTGGTAGTAATAAATTAGTATCATTACCAGAGTTACCTGAATCATTAGTATATTTATATTGCAGTATAAATGAATTAACATCGTTACCTAAGTTGCCTGATGGATTAAGGGAGTTATATTGTTCTGACAACAATTTAATGGAGTTACCTAATTTACCTGAGGGTTTAAAGGAGTTATATTGTACAGGTAATTTATTAAAGTCATTGCCTATATTACCTGATGGATTAAGACTTTTAAATTGCCGTGGTAATGGGTTACCTTATAAGGATTTGATTAGTTATAATCATTGGATGTCAATACATCATCCTGAGGTATTTAATAGTAGAAAATTTAACATATAGTTTATGAAGCATATTAAGCAGTTTGAGAGTATGGTTACAGATATAAATGTATCATTAGCTGATTTAGAAGTATTACCAGATTTACCTAATGAATTAAGGGAGTTAAGGTGTAGTGGTAATAGATTAAAGGAGTTACCAGAGTTACCTAATGGTTTAACAGTTTTATATTGTGATCATAATAATTTAAGTTCGTTACCTGAATTACCTGATACATTAGTTGATTTAGGTTGTAATGGTAATGGATTAAGTGAGTTACCTAATTTACCTAATGGATTAGAATATTTAGGATGTGATGATAACAATTTAACTTCACTGCCTATATTACCAGAGTCATTAATTGAATTGACGTGTAATAACAATAAATTAACTGAGTTGCCTTTACATTTACCTTCTTCATTAGAATATTTATATTGTGATGGTAATGGATTACCTTATAATAATATACATGGTTACAGGAGATGGATAAAGGAGAATCATCCAGATGTATATGCTGCTTCTAAATTTAGTATATAGTTTAGATATTTTAAAACTTCGGTGAGGGAGAAAGTAACATTTTATTGATTTTTTGTGGTCACACTTGTTATTAAAAAAATACATATAGATTATGAAGCATGTAAAGCAGTTTGAGAAATTTATTATTCCAATAACAGAGTTAGATTTAAGTGATAAGGGTTTAGAGGTATTACCAGAGTTACCTAGTACATTAATAAATTTGTTTTGTTATAACAACAGATTGACTACAATATCTGGCTTACCTGATGGATTAGTAAATTTAAGTTTTTTTAACAACAGATTAACTAAGTTACCTGAGTTACCTATTTCATTAGATTATTTAAATTGCAACAGCAACAGGTTAGAAGATTTATCTGGCTTAACTGAAGGATTAAAATACATATTTTGTTCTGACAACAAATTAAAAAGTTTGTCTACATTACCTAATGGATTAATCAAGTTAAATTGTTCTGAGAATAACATAAGTGAGTTACCAGAGTTACCTGATACGTTAGAGTTATTAGAATGTTCTTATAATGATTTACGTGAGTTACCATTAAATTTACCTAAGTCATTACTATATTTAGTTTGTGATCATAATAATTTACCTTATGATGGTTTGGATGGTTATAATGATTGGCTTTCTATTAATCATCCTGAGGTTATTAATAGTAGAAAATACAACATATAGATTAAAACTTCGGTGAGGGTTAAAGTAACATTTGTGGTCACATTTGTTATTTTTTGTTTAAAATTATGATTGATTAAGATTTATGGCATTTATAAAATAATATATAATGTTATGAGATACATTAAAAAGTTTGAGCATACTATTATATCATTAGATTGTTCTAATGAGCATTTAATTGAGTTGCCGCATTTACCTGAAAATTTAGAATATTTAAATTGTTCTTATAATAATTTAACAGAGTTGTCAGAGTTACCTATAACATTAGAAGAATTATATTGTCAATCTAACAATTTAGATTCTTTACCTAATTTACCTTATAATTTACTATATTTAGATATTAGTGATAACAGATTAAGAGAGTTACCTATATTACCTAATTCATTAATAGATTTTAATTGCAGTGGTAACAAATTACCTTATAACAATTTAAGAGAATATAATAGATGGTTAGAAGTAAATCATCCTGAGGTTAGTAATGGTAAAAAATTTAACATATAACAATGAAGTATATAAAGAGATTTGATAGTACAGTAACAGAGTTAGATTTATCTAGTAGTAATTTAAAAATATTACCAGTGTTACCTGATACATTAACTTATTTGAATTGTAATTATAATGAATTAACAGAGTTACCTAAGTTACCAGATGCATTAGATTTATTATATTGTAGTGGTAATTATTTAACTTCATTACCAGAGTTACCTGATACATTACAATATTTAGATTGTTCTGATAATAAGTTAAGGGAGTTACCTAATTTACCGATAGGATTAGAATTTTTAGAATGTGATGGTAATTATTTGCCTTATAATAACTTGAGAGAGTATAAGGAATGGAAAGAATCTCCTGAGTCTTATTCAGCTAATAAATTTAACATATAACAATGAAGTATATAAAGAGGTTTGAGAGTAGAGTTACAGATTTTGAATGTTCTGATCAACAGTTAACAAAATTACCTAAGTTGCCTAATAATTTGATAACATTGCGTTGTCATCGTAATAAATTAACTGAGTTACCTATATTACCTGATACATTAGAGAATATAGTTTGCAATTTTAATTATTTAACAGAGTTGCCTGAGTTACCTATTGAATTAAAAGAATTATATTGTACTAATAATGAATTAACGTCATTACCTAAGTTGCCTAATACATTGAAAATGTTATATTGTTCTAACAATAAATTAAGTGATTTGCCTGAGTTGCCTGAAAATTTAAGTATATTACATTGTGGTGGTAACAATTTACCTTATGAGGATTTAGATGGATATAAATTTTGGTATTCTAAAACTCCTCAGGGAATGGCTAAAAAATTTAACATATAACAATGAAGTATATAAAGAGTTTTGAGAAGATAAAAATTTTGATAATGCCATTAGATTATTCTAAATCTTATTTAACTGTATTACCTGATTTACCTAATGGATTGGTTACATTATATTGCAATGATAATTATTTAAATGAATTACCTGAGTTGCCTATCAATTTGAAGACATTATATTGCAACAGTAATTATTTAATGTCATTGCCGAAGTTACCTAATACATTAGAGATATTATATTGTTACAACAACAAATTAAAATATTTACCAAAGTTACCTGAAGGATTAAGGATATTAGATTGTTCTAATAATAAGTTAAATTCATTACCTGATTTGCCTGCATCATTAGAGAATTTAGATTGTGGAGGAAATGATTTTCCATATTATGATTTGGATAGTTATAATGATTGGAAAGAATTTCCAGAGAAGTATGCAGCTAATAAATTTAACATATAACTATGAAGTATATAAAGAGATTTAATAAGAAATTTGAGAGTATTGTTACAGATTTAGATTGTAATGATGAAAATATTAATGATTTAACTAATTTACCTGATACATTAGAGAAGTTACGTTGTTCTCTTAACAATTTACATACATTACCTAAGTTACCTGATACATTAAGATATTTAGATTGTACAAGGAACAGATTAGAGAGATTACCAAATCTACCTGATGGATTAGAGATATTATATTGTTATGAAAATGAATTAATTGAGTTACCAAAGTTACCTGATACATTATTTATATTATCGTGTGCTGATAATAAATTAAGTGAGTTACCTATTTTACCTGATGGATTAAAGGAGTTATATTGTCAGGATAACAATTTGAGTGAGTTGCCTTTATTACCTAATACATTACGAACATTAACATGTTCAAGGAACAATTTACCTTATAATGATTTAATTGGATATAAGAAGTGGTTAGAAGAAAATCATCCTGAGATTGGTGGAGCAAATAAATTTAACATATAGCAATGAAGTATATAAAAAAGTTTGAACATATAGAGAACGAAGACAATATCTTAAAATTAACTAATACAAGTTTTGGAGAAGGCATAACAGAGTTACCTGAGTTGTCAGATACATTAGAGAAATTGTATTGTAGTGGAAATAAGATAAGTGAGTTTACAGAGTTGCCTGATACATTAAAAGAGTTATATTGTGGTAAAAATTTATTATACTCTTTACCAACTTTACCTGATGGATTAGAAGTATTATTTTGTAGTAATAATAAATTAACTGAGTTACCTGAATTACCTGATACATTAATAAAATTTAATTGTTATAAAAACGAATTGACTGAGTTACCTAAATTACCAAGTACATTAATAAAATTAAGTTGTTATAAAAATAATTTAACTTCTCTACCTATATTACCATTATCATTAAAAGAATTGGATTGTCATGATAACAATTTAAGTGAGTTACCATTATTGCATTATACATTAGAATATTTAGATTGTGGCGGTAATAATTTACCATATAAAAATTTGAAAGAATATAATGAATGGTTAGAGATAAATCAGCCTGATATTTTTCAATCAAGAAAATTTAATATTTAATCATGAAGTATATAAAGGAGTTTGAGGGTATAGTAAAATCATTTGATGATATATTTAGTTATAATTATAAAGATTTCAGAGCGATAGGTAAATTAAGGTTATCTAAGACTAATTCTTTAAATTATGAATTTTATGATTATTTTTGTAATTATATTGGTGATACATATGAGATAAAATCAAAAGATGTTAATTTCAATACGTTAAGTGATGGTTACATACAAATCAAAAGGTCTAATATAAATAAAATAACAAAAGATGCTACAGATGAGGAGAAAAATAAATATATGTTATCAGTTTGTGCAACAAAATTTAATATTTAATTATGAAGTATATAAAGGAGTTTGAGGGCATAGTAACAACATTAAATTGTTTTCAAAAAGGATTGAGTAAGTTACCGAAGTTGCCTAGTACATTATTAAATTTAAATTGTCTTGGTAATGATTTAACTACGTTACCAAAGTTACCTGTTACATTAAAAAATTTAAATTGTTCTAGTAATAAATTAACGAAATTACCAGAGATACCTACTAAATTAATTGGCTTAGATTGTTGTTATAATAAAATAAGTGAGTTGCCTGAGTTACCTGATACATTAGAGGAATTGTTTTGTACAAGTAATGAATTAACATCATTGCCTAAATTACCTAATACATTAAAATATTTAGATTGTGAGAGCAATAATATATCTGAATTACCAGAGTTACCTGATTCATTAGAGAGGTTATATTGTTATGGTAATAATTTACCTTATAATAACTTAGATGGTTATAAGGATTTTAAAGAATTTCCAGAGAAGTATTCTGCAAATAAATTTAACATATAACTATGAAGTATATAAAGAAATTTGAAACAATGTCTCAGAATATTTTTTTTAATAGATTACATGATTTTTTAGAATTGATTAAAAAGGATGGAGATTATATTAATATTCAAAGTTTGCCTTATAATGATATAAATATGTGTAATGACCGTAATCAGACAATATTTAAGATAAATCAAGTTGATAAAGATGGTAGAATATTTGCTACTCCTGAATTTATTTATAGATATCCAGGATTATTTGATTATATTGAGTCTAATATATATCATGAATCAAAAAATCTTTCTAGTAGTCTTATTAATAATAGTATATTACATATAATAAATTTAGATAATCTACCAGATGATTTATCATTTGACACAAAAGGATATCAGATGTTTATTGATGTAAATAAATTTAACATATAATCATGAAGTATATAAAAAGTTATGAGAAGAAAGAAGAAAAAACCTTTATAATTGACAAGACTAATAATAAATTTCAGTTATTTTTAGATGATATATTAGTATCTGAGACTGAATATAGGATAGAAAAACCAGATAAATGGTTTAAGGACGAGTATATTACAATATTTAATTTAAGGACTGTTAATAGATTTAAGAGAAAAGGGTATGCTAAATACTTACTAAATCAGATGTTTGATTATATTAAAGATGATCTTGGTATTGATATTATCACATTACTTGTATTTAAAAATAATGAAGGTGCTGTAAAATTATATTTAGGTTGTGGGTTCAAAGTGTTTCAAGATTCTGATAAAATGAATAAAGATGATACTGATAAGGATTCATGTTTCATCTTAATAAAAAAACTAAAATCATGAAATATATAAAGAAGTTTGAGGGTATTGAACAAACGTTAATTTGTGATATAAAAAAATTAGGTAAGTTACCAGATTTACAAGAAGGATTAACAAATTTATCATGTAAATATAACATATTAACAGAGTTACCTAAGTTACCAAGTACATTAGAAGATTTAGATTGTAGGGGTAATTTATTAGATTCATTACCAGAGTTACCTGACAGATTATTAGAGTTATGTTGTTCAAAAAATCATTTAACATCATTACCTACTTTACCTGATAGATTAATATATTTAGATTGTTCTAATAATGAAATATATTCATTACCTAATTTACCTAAGAATATAAGGGAGATATATTGTAGGGACAATAAATTGATTTCATTACCTACTTTACCTGATGGATTAATAGAGTTACATTGTTTTGATAATTTTTTAACTTCATTGCCTACTTTACCTGATGGATTAAAAATATTAGATTGCAAGAACAATGAGTTATCATCCTTACCTTATTTATCTGAGGGCTTAAAGGATTTAAAATGTTCTAACAACAATTTAAAAACATTACCTATATTACCTTCATCATTATTATATTTAGATTGTGATGGTAATAATTTGCCTTATGATGATTTAGATGGTTATAAAAAATGGATGAGTGAGAATCAGCCTGAGGTTGGTGATATGAGCAAATTTAATATTTAAAATATAAAAATTAGTAAGGTATATAATAACATTTGTGTTCACAAATGTTATTTTTTTATATATTTTTATATATAGAAATAAAAATAACTTATGTTAAATATACAATTAGCAAGTGAAGAGTGGGTAGATGGAAAATTGAGCGGAGGTACTGGTGAATCATTTTGGGAATTAATACCTTCAATTACAGGAAAAACTATTAAATACGGCAGGCTTTACAATTGGTATGCAGCAACTGATTCAAGAGGTATTGCTCCTATAGGATGGCATATAGCTACAGTAGCAGAATGCCAAACATTAAATGAAGCCAATGGATTCCCGATATTATTATCTGGAGGTATATATGGTGGTCAATATAATTACCCATTTGAATTTGCCGGTATTAATAGTTTAGAAAGAATTATGACTACGGAGTGGGATGGCTCTTACATTAAATACGTTTATTATTATGTTAATAATACATTTTATGTTGGAAATTCTGGAGGGGTTGATTCTTTAAAATTTGGATCATATATTAAGCTTATTAAAAATGATTCTAATAATGAAGGCGATGTAATTATTGATGGAGACACTTATCACTCTGTAACAATTGGTAGCCAAGTGTGGTTGCAACAGAATTTAGCAGTTAGACATTATCAAAATGGTGATCCTATTGGTTCAGATTTTTCTGGAACATTTGGTGCAGTATGTTCATATAATGATGATGAAAATAATGTATATGACATAACGACAACTGATGACTTAACTCATATTAGACCAACATTAGATAGAAAGATATATGCTAGTGATATTGACAATTTACCAACAGGAGGAGGTTCTTCCGTAACTGATGTTACATACAATGAATTAAGTGAATTGATTAATGATAGCGGATTAACAATTGGTAGTCAGTATTTGATTACTGATTATCAGACAGTTCATGCCATACCTAATACAAGTGATATTAATACTGGTATCATAGAACCTTTATTAGTAACTGCAAGTGGATTAAATACATTAAAGCCTGAGTCATATTCAAGTTTATTTCCTCAAGATATAATTTACTATGAAGTGAGTAATGATCCAAAAATCGTAGATAGTATGGCAATGACAAAAGTGATAGATGGTAGCACAATGGGATATATTTATAGAAGGATAGATACATTTCAGAATAATGATATTCCATTTGATTTCCGAAATGTTAAGTTTCGTAGGTGGCAAATTGACGTCACATCAAATACATGGGAAAATTCAACATCATACAATAAGAATAGTGTAGTTTTATATCCTAACTCTAATAATATTTATATTTGTTTAAATGATAATGTAACTGGAATTGATCCATCAAGTGATAATGAAAATTCATGGAAGTTATTTGAATGGACCAATTTAAGTTATGTAAGTCCAGTTAATAATAGCTGGAGTCTTTCTAATTTTTCAATAAATTGTTCAACTGGATATACTGATTATAACATGTGGATCAATTGGGGTTATAATGGTTATATATCTTCTTATTCGAATAAGATTAATTCAATGGCTAATCGTAATAATATATCTTATAGTAATTCTATTTTTTATGGTTCATCTAGTAATAATGATATTTATGCAGAGTTTAGTAATAATTCAATAAAGAATAATTTTAGAAATAATATAATAATAGATGTTTTTTATAATAATTCAATAGGGTCTGATTTTACAAATAATAATACGTATGGTGATTTTGGCAGAAATTCAATTTCTAATGGATTTCATAATAATTCATCTGGTGATGATTTTTATGGTAATATTATTTTAGATGGATTTAATTCAAATGAGATTAACGGAAATTATTTTACTAATAATATAATTAGAAATAGTTTTAACAATAATGTAATGGGTGATAATTGTCATGATAATAATATAGGAAAATATTTTCAATATAATAATACAGGAATTAATTTTTATAATAATAAAACAGGAGATAGTTTTCAAAATAACATAATAGGAAGTTCATTTAATTATAATATTATTTTGGGTGATTTTCGGGATAATTTAATAGGAAATGGATTCCAAAGTAATAAAATAGGAAATTCTTTTGCTAGTAATGATATAAAAAATTATTTTCAATATAATAATTCTATTGGTGATAACTTTAATAGTAATATTATTAATGGAGTGTTTAATAATAATTCAATAGGAGATAACTTTAATAATAATATATTAAAAATTTATTTTTCTAATTGTACAATAGGTAATAATTTCTCTAAAAATACAACTGGATATAATTTTTATCAGAATAATATTGGTGATAATTTCAATCAGAATACTATTGAAAGTGATTTTAAATATAATACAGTTGGAAGTGGGTTTATTATGAATAATGTTTTTGATAATTTTAATTTTGATTATACTGGAGTAGATTTCTCATTATCCACTCATGTTTATAATTCATATAATAAAGAATTATACATAGATTCATCAGGTAATAAGAAGTTAATATATGACAAGATGATAATTGTAGATGCAAATGCATAATAAACTAACTCAGTTAATTAATTTTAACTGAGTTTTTTAATATATAGAAATAAAAATATTAATGAGCAAACAAACAATTAATATCGGTACTTATCCAAATGATGGAACTGGAGATAATCTAAGAGATTCATTCATTAAAATTAATAACAATTTTAATGAAGTTTATGCAATGACAGGAACAACAGAAAACGGAAATTCTGGAACATCTGGAACATCAGGATTTAATGGAACAAATGGATTAAATGGTACATCAGGAGTTGATGGTACATCAAATACAGGAAGTACTGGAAGTGTAGTAACTAATGTTACATATAATGAATTGAGTGAATTGATCAATGATAGTGGATTAACAACAAATTCATCTTATTTAATTACTGACTATCAGACAGTACATATTATACCTAATACAGAATATTGGAACAATTTACAAATAGGTAAAGAATATATTATATATCATTTATTCAAAAGCAATAATCCTGATGATGAATCTGACGATTTTAGTAATGTTGGATATTTAAGTGATGGTGTTCCATTTGTATCAACGAATGAATATCCTAATTATTGGGATAATACTTATGTATATGATTACTCAACTGATTATTTGTTTACTTCACAAATTGAACCTTTATTAGTAACATCAAGTAGTGTTGATACATTAAAACCAGAAGCATATTCTACTTTATATTCTCAGGACGTAATTTATTATAATCATAAGAGTGATCAAATTATTACACCTGGATGCACAAAAGGATATATTTACAGAAGAGTTGATACTTTACATGATAATGATATATCTTTTGATTTCAGGAATGTAAAATTTAGAAGATGGCAGATTGATGTCACTAACATTTGGATTTCAAGTACTACTTATAATAGGAATGATGTAGTATTATGTGGAAATTCAGATATTTATATATGTTTATCTGATAATGTAACTAATATTGATCCAATTCAAGATAGTGATAATTTTTGGAAGATATTTGAATGGAGTAATTTATCATATATAAGTATTTATCCAGATTCTTGTTATATTGGTAATAATGTAGAAATTATGTGTTCAACAGGATATACTGATTATAATATGTGGAGTGATTGGACTAATTATTTATCATCATATTCAAATAAAATAGGCTCATCTAATTCACAATATGGGGACTTAATTAGATACTCAAATAGTGTGATTTTTGGTGGTGATTTCAATTGTAATACAATTGGAAGTGGATTTGATGGTAATAATATTGGAAGCAATTTTCGAAATAATATTATTGGAAGTGAATTTAATAATAATACAATTGGAATGGATTTTATGAATAATACAATTGGAAGTGGATATTATCAAAATAGCATAGGAAAAGGGTGTCAATATAATATTATTGGAAGTGAATTTGGTAATAATACAATTGGAAGTAGTTTTAGTAATAATATAATAGTAAGTAGTTTTTCTTCTAATAACATTGGAAGGAATTTTGATAATAATAATGTTGTAAGTTATTTTAGAAATAACACAATAGGAATTTCATGTGAGAATAATTCTATTGAAAGTGGTTTTTATGATAATAATATTGGAAGTTATTTCAATTACAATTCTATTGGAAGTTATTTTTATTATAATAGTATTGGTAGTAATTTTATAAATAATAGTATCGGTAGTAATTTTAATTCTAATAGTATTGGAATTAATTTTCAAAATAATAGTATTGGAAGTTTGTTTTATTATAATACGATTGGAAGTTATTTTAGAATGAATAATATTTTTGATTCATTTAGTACTAGTGGTGGATTGGATTTTTCATCATCTACTCATGTTTACAATCAATACAATAAAGAATTATACATAGATTCATCAGGTAATAAGAAGTTAATATATGACAAGATGATAATTGTAGATGCTAATGAATAAAAATAAACAACTCAGTTAATTAATTTTAACTGAGTTTTTTAATATATAGAAATAAAAATATTAATGAGCAAACAAACAATTAATATCGGCACATATCCTAATGACGGCACTGGTGATAATCTAAGAGATTCATTCATTAAAATTAATAACAATTTTAATGAAGTTTATGCAATGACAGGAACAACTGGAAACGGAAATTCTGGAGCATCTGGAACTTCAGGTGTAAATGGATTAAATGGTACATCAGGAGTTGATGGTACATCAAATACAGGAAGTACTGGAAGTGTAGTAACTAATGTTACATATAATGAATTGAGTGAATTAATAAATAATAGTGGATTAACAATAAATTCTTCATATTTAATAACTGATTATCAGACAGTACATGTAATACCGTACACTGAATATTGGAATAATTTAGAAATAGGAAAGGAATATATCATATATTACTTATTTAAAACTAATAATCCTGATGAAAACTCTGATGATGATTTTAGTAATGTAGGTTATGTAAGTGATGGAGTTCCATTTATAGCAACTAATGAATCACCTAATTATTGGAGTGATACAAAGGTTTTTGAATATCCAAATGATTATTTATCTACTGGTATCATTGAACCGTTATTAGTTACAGCTAGTGGATTAAATACATTGAAACCAGAAGCTTATTCTACTTTATATCCTCAGGATGTAATTTATTACAATCATAAAAATGATCAAGTTATGATTCCAGGTTGTACAAAGGGATATATTTATAGAAGAATAGATACATTACAAAATAATGATATTCCTTTTGATTTTAGACAAGCTAAGTTTAGAAGATGGCAAATAAATGTTACTAATAGTTGGATTTCAGGAATAACCTATACTAGAAATAGTGTTGTTTCATATAAAGATTCATTAAATATTTATATTTGTATAACTAATAATACATACAATGTAGATCCAAGTCAAGACAATGAAAAAGTTTGGAAGTTATTTGAATGGAATAATTTAAGTTATATTAGTATCTTTCCTGATAATTTATCTGTTGGTAATTTAAGAATATCATGTTCAACCGAATATACTGATTATAATATGTGGAGTGATTGGAGTAATTATGAAACAGCATATTCTAATATTATTCAATTTCCTAATTCAAATATAGAAATATTATATAATTCAAATAATGTCATTTTTGGTAGTAATTTTAATTCTAATAGTATCGGTAGTAATTTTTATTCTAATAGTATTGGTAGTTATTTTTATTCTAATAGTATTGGTAGTTATTTTAATGCTAATAGTATTGGTAGTGATTTTTTTTATAATAGTATTGGTAGTTATTTTAATTCTAATAGTATCGGTAGTTATTTTAATGCTAATAGTATTGGTAGTGATTTTTATTCTAATAATATTGGTAGTGATTTTAGAATGAATAATATTTGTAGTGTTTTTTATTATAATAGTATTGGTAGTAATTTTAGAATGAATAGTATTGGTAGTAATTTTGGATATAATAGTATTGGTAGTAATTTTAATTCTAATAGTATTGGTAGTAATTTTGCATATAATAGTATTGGTATTGATTTTTATTATAATAGTATTGGAAGTTATTTTTATTATAATAGTATTGGTAGTAATTTTATAAATAATAGTATTGGTAGTAATTTTAGAAATGATAGTATTGATAGTTATTTTTATGGTAATACTATTGGAAATTTTGTTAATTATAATACTATTGGTAGTAATTTTGGATATAATAGTATTGGAAATCTATTTCAAAATAATAGGATTGGAAGTTATTTTAGAATGAATAATATTTTTGATTCATTTAGTACTAGTGGTGGATTGGATTTCTCATCATCTACTCATGTTTATCAATCTTACACAAAAGAATTATATGTAGATTCATCAGGACAACAAAAATTAGCATACGACAGGAACACAATTGTAAATGCTAATGAATAAAAATAAACAACTCAGTTAATTAATTTTAACTGAGTTTTTCAATATAAGGATTTGACAATTGAAATATAATATATACTCACATGAAATACATTAAAATGTTTGAAAAAGTAGTGAAAGAATTATATTATAATGCTAACGGATTAGGCACATTACCAAAATTACCTAAAACATTAATTAAATTATACTGTTATGGCAATAGATTAACTGAACTACCTGAGTTGCCAAATGGGCTAGAAGAATTGTATTGTTCAGATAATAAATTAACTAAGTTACCTGAGTTACCAAAATCATTAAGAATTTTGTCATGTTATGATAATAATTTAGAAAAATTAACAGAGTTACCAAGTAGATTAGAATATTTATCATTTGATTATAATATATTAATTAAATGTCCTATAATATTACCAGTCACATTAAAAGAATTATTTTGCAAAGGAAATGATGCTCCTTTTAAAAATCTGGCGGAATATAATGAATGGCTGAATATTAATCATCCTGAGGTAGTTAATGCAAATAAATTTAACATATGAAACACATTAAAATTTTTGAGAAAGAAATTAAATTTTTATATAAGTCTAATAGAGGATTAACTGAACTAAGAGAAGAGTTACCTGATACGTTGAAACATTTATATTGTTATAATAATAGATTGGCTGAGCTACCTGAGTTACCTGATTCATTAATATATTTAGATTGTAGTTGTAACAAATTAGAAACTTTACCAAAACTTCCTGATAAATTAGAATATTTAGATTGTGGTTACAATGAATTAAAAATACTACCAAAGTTACCTGATACATTAACATTATTATATTGTAAAGGAAATCATTTACCTTATGATAGTTTAGAAGGATACAAAGAATGGTACTTTAATTCAATGATTAAAAAATTTAACATATAAAATATAAATGAAATACATAAACAAATATTATACAATAATAAAAGATTTAGATTATTCCATAGCAGGATTAAAAGAAATTCCTGAATTACCTGATGGATTAATAAAATTATCATGTTTTTATAATGATTTAAAATATTTACCTAAGTTGCCAAGCACATTAGAAGTGTTAAATTGTAACAGCAATAAATTAGAATCATTACCAGAATTGCCTGATACTTTAATAAATTTACTTTGTAATTTTAATAAATTAGAATCATTACCTGAGTTACCTAATAGTTTGAAAATGATGAGGTGTATGTCAAATAGTTTAATTTCATTACCAGAATTACCTCATTATATAAGAGAAATATATTGTTCAAATAATGAATTATCTTCATTACCTGAGTTACCTGATTCATTAGTATATTTTTATTGTTCTGGTAATAAATTAGAATCATTACCTGATTTACCTAATACGTTAAAACATTTACACTGTAATTTTAATAAGTTAGAATTATTACCTGATTTACCTAGTACATTAAGAGAATTAGATTGTTCAAATAACAAATTAACTGAGTTGCCTGAGTTACCTATGTCATTAATATATTTAAATTGTTTGGGTAATGATTTACCTTATGAAAATTTAGAACAATACCAAATATGGTTTGATAATAAATTTCCAGATATAGCCATGGCTAGAAAATTTAACATATAATATGAAGTATATAAAGAAATTTGAGAGTGTTGAGAGTGTTGAAACAGAGTTGGATTATTCTTTTAGCGGGTTATCTGAATTACCAGAGTTATATGAAGGCTTAGAACATTTGGTATGTAAAGACAATAATTTGACATATTTACCAAAATTGCCTAGTACATTATTAAATTTGAATTTTAGTAACAATAAATTTGAAATCTTTCCTGAGTTACCTAAAAATTTAAGAATACTTTATTCTGGTAATAATAAGTTAATGGATTTACCAGAATTACCAATAAGATTAGAATATTTAGATTGCTTTAAAAATAATATATCTGAGTTACCAAAATTACCTGATACTTTATTAGAATTATATTGTTCTAATAATAAATTGAATGAATTACCAGAATTACCCGGAAAATTAGAATATTTATATTGCAACAAAAATCATTTAATAGAGATACCTAAATTACCCAATACAATAGAATCATTGGATTGTTCATATAATAATTTAACAAATTTACCACATTTACCTGATAAATTAGAAGAATTATATTGTTCATATAATCTTTTAAATGAAATTTTATTTATACCTAAGTCATTAAGATATTTATCTTGTTCAAATAATAATTTGAAAGAACTACCAGAGTTACCTGATACATTAATAACATTGAATTGCTCTGATAATAATTTACCTTATGATAATTTAGATGAATATAAGAAATGGTTTTCTAAAACTCCTCAGGGAATGTCTAAAAAATTTAACATATAATATGAAATACATAAAGAAATTTGAGAGTGTGACCACAGAATTAAATTGTTCATTTAGTGGATTATCAGAAATACCAGAGTTGCCTGATACATTAACATATTTAAGTTGTGCTAATAATAATATAAAATCTTTACCAAAATTACCTATTAAATTAGAAATTTTAGATTGCGAGAGTAATCCAATATCTTTAATGCCTAAGTTACCGAATACATTGATAACATTAAATTGTTCTGAAAATGACTTGAATAAGTTAGATAAAATACCAAGTTCATTAAAATATCTATATTGTTCAGATAATAGAATAATTAAGTTACCTGATCTTACTGACATATTAATTGAACTATATTGTATGAATAACAAATTAACTTCATTACCTAAGTTACCAAGCACATTAAGAGATTTGCAATGTACAGGAAATCAATTAACATCAATGCCTAATTTGCCTGATGGTTTAGAATTTTTAGATTGTTCAAATAATAAATTAACAGAGTTACCTGAGTTACCTCAAAGCTTAGTAGATTTAGAATGTACAGGTAATGAATTACCGTATTCAGATTTAAGAGAATATAGAGAATGGTTTGCGATTAAATATCCAGAAAAAGTAATGGCAAGAAAATTTAATTTATAATTTTCATAATTGAAAAATATTTATTATCTTTGTGGTCACATCATAATGCGGTAAATTATAGAATAATTTGTGACCACTGAATAAAATTAACATATGAAAATAAATAATTTTAACGATAGTTTAAATAAAGATAATCCAGAAGTTGGTGATTATGTAATAATTAATGATGATGTTGATTATTCAGATATCGACAGTAATTATCAAAGAGATTATTTAAACTCTCATGTAGGTAAAATTTATAGAATAAGACGTCGAAAAAGAAATAATGAAGTTATATATGACATTGAATATAAAGATGCTCCTGTTAGAATAAAAGAGTTATTGAGTCTTGATAAAGATGATAATTATTCTGATGTTTATCTTGAATTATCTAGAGATATTTATGACATTGAATATTGTAGTAAAGATATAAAAGAATTAGAATTGATATTAATATCTAAAAAATTTAATATATGAAAGACAAAGAGATTAAATCTGAGCCAAAGGTAGGAGACTATGTCATTTGTTCATGTGGTGATATTGGTGAATTTGATAAATATAACGATTTCATAAAAGATAAAATTGGTAAAATTGTTAAATATTATGATGGTGGTAAATATTCTTATTTTATAACTTTTGATAATATACCAGGAGATTTATGGAACAATATTATTGATAATGAAAGAATTATAGTTTTTAAAAGGGAAGAGATAATAAATTGGAACAGTGATAAAGATACTATTGAGTCAATAATTAATTCTAAAAAGTTCAATATATGAAAAAATTAAAATTAATAGAGATTGTTGATGAACCATCATTAGGAGATTATGTGGTGTGTTCATATTCTGATAATGATATGAATAATTTTTATAATAATAATAAATCTGAACAACAGGAATTTATACAGAATAAAATAGGTAGGATAGTAAAAGATAATTGGAATATTAAATATAAATATGCTGTAACATATGATGACATACCTGATGGAGTTTGGATATCCAAGATTAATGATGTAAAAGTTATTGTATTTGATGATAGTGAGATTGAATACTTTTCATTTGATATAGATAATGCAGAGAGATATATAAACACAAAAAAGTTCAACTTATAATTAAGTTGAACTTTTTTTATAATTCAGTGTTCCAATGTTTTATAATAAAACTAACTACCCATGCTAAAGAAAATACTATAATAAATTCTAGCGTAATATATACAAATGTTTGATAATATCCACCAAATTGAGATATAAATGGATTACCAAACTTTACAATATATATAAAATCTACAAATAATGTAAAAACTATTGTAGTTATAATTAATAAATTTCCAAGTGTTAGTTTCATAATGTGATGTTAATGAATAAAATGAATATATGAAATATATAAAATAGAAAGAAAAACATATGCAATTACTGCCCATCGAATAGCATATTTAATAATTTCTTTGTTGTGCATTTTCATAATAGACTTAGTATTAATTATTAGTCTACAAAGGTAATACTTATTTTTATAATTCATAGTTATTAAAGGTTAAATTTATTTGCGGTTAATATTAATTCTAACTCTTCTTTATTTTTAGACCAATATATAACTTCATATTTATAAGCATATAAATATATTTTATCTAAATCATTTTTTGCATATATTCTATTACCTTGTTTCATCTCCTGTTTTTTATCAAATCTTATGACATAATAGCTTGAAAACATTCTATCAAAATAACCTATCGTGTGATTAAAAGTATCTTTATCCTTTGTGTCAGATTCTGTATGACATAGAACATAATCGCCAACATGTGGAATATAGTCTTTTTCTTCATATTGTTTAATATATTTCATGTAGTTATATATTAATTTTTCATGTTGAACATTTATATTTGTTAGATAGGATATAATTTAGTATATTTGTAAAAAATATAGAGATTACAAATAAAGTTTTTATTACAGATGATGACAAAGAATGAATCTATTAAATGGTTTTTGGACATATTAAAATCTTGTTATGTAGCAAATGATACAACACAACCAGAATTATTATATCTATTATATGATAAATCTTATGTTCGTCGTAATAAATTATCAAGATTAAATTCAATATATTATAATATTAATGACAGTGAAGCTATTTTACCTGACATTGGTAAGAGTGAATTATTATTAATCATACATTGTTCTCTTTATGGTATCAATTGCTCTTATGATAAGATATATAGTTATTTAGAATCAAATTACTCATCAAATGTCAATGAGTTGGACAAATTTATTAAAGGAGAAATATTCAAATTTAATATATTTTCTCATAACGATAGAGATTTTTTTATTTCTCATTCATATTTATGCACAAGTTCTTTCAGTTTAGATTTAAAATCAAGTCCAGAATTATACTCTATAGATATTAATCAGTTAGAAATTAAATATTTAGACATTAAAAAAATATTAAAATAGCATGGATAAAGAAGAATTAAGTAAATGGTTTTGGAGTAAATTTAAGTCATGCTATGTAGTATCAAGTGATATTTTTCCTAATCATGTATATTTATATTACGATAAGTCATTTATTCGTAGTAAGAAATTGTGTGTTATAAGTAAAAAAGAATTATCATTTATTCCAAATTTCAACAAAGGAATAAAATTATTTGACATTGACATTAAATATAATATGATGTCATGTGATTATTATATTATTTGGTCACATTTAAGAAAGAAATTTAATGAATCTGATATAAAATCTAAAACTCTTGATAATGATATTCAAAAATTTATACAAGAGATATTGAAATACACTAGATTTCATGATTATACTCCTACATATTTTGCTGTTATAAATACTGTTAAAATTGATAGTCTTAAATTAAAATTAACTTCATTAGATATTAATACAATATTAAAACCATATGGACAACAAAGATTTAAGTAACTGGTTTTTGAGTATATTTAATTCCTGCTATATAGTTAGAACTAAACAACCACGTGATGTCATAGGATTGTATTATGACATATCATACATACGTCACAATAAATTATGCCAGATAGATAATAAAGATGATAAGATATTGCCTGATGTAGATAAAGGAATATGTTTATTTGAGATAGATAATCTAAGAAATATTTTTATGTGTGACTATAATATCAGAGATTATTTAATTAATAATGGATTACCTGATGAAAGAAGTGCTTTAATGTTCATATTTGATAAATTAAATGACATTAAACATTTTAGGACATATAATGTAACTTTTAATGATGTCAAATCAGATAGAAGTTATCAATATACCTTTAATAAAAAATTAGAAATTAAGTATAAAAATATAAAAGATTATTTTGATTATAAAGTTGTATAAATAATAGTGTTAAATATTATGGTATTTTAAAATAAATATATAATAATATGAAAGTTAGAAAATTTAATGAGAATATAAATGAAAATGAGCCAGAAATTGGAGATTATGTAATTTGTCATAGTGATGAATCAGGTGAGAAATCATTAAATGAATTTACAAGTGTAAATATTGGCATTATTATAGATACAACGAGTAAAGATATGATAAATTATCCATATTCAATAAAATATGATGATTTACCAAGTCAGTTAAGTAGCTATACAAATAATAATAATGATTATAATACGATACCATTTAAAAAAGAAGAAATATTATATTTTTCTAAGAATAAAGAAGAATTAGAAACTATCATAAAGACTAAAAAATTTAACATATAATATGAAAATATTAAAGTTTAATGAGAGCATAAATAAAAAAGTACCAGAAGTAGGAGATTATGTACTAATTGAACCAGTAGGAATAAAATCTATTTCAAATTTTGTTAAAAATAATCCAGGAGAAATTATAAAAATAGGTACTTTTTCAAACGGTGAGGTATTTACAATTGTAGTAAAATATGAAAATGTACCTGATATTATTAGTGCATACTTTAATTATATTAGTGATAAAAATATAAAATCAAAATTATTTTATGTTACAGATATTTTAGAAATTGGTTCTACATTAGAAGAATTAGAATTAAATATCTCAACAAATAAATTTAACATGTGAAATATTTAAAGACTTTTGAGAATTCTAATGATTATACTATTGGTGAATTAATGTCCATTATTAGTTATTCTAATAAAAAAGATTCAATTAAAAGGGTTATTGATTCTTTTGATAATGTTAATATATTTAGTCAGTTTGGAAACACTCCTCTAATAATGGCAGTTTCTTATCAAAATATAATAATAATAAAGGAATTACTTGAAAATGGAGCAGATCCTAATTTACCAAATAAATCACCAATGTTTCCTATCATATTAGCGTCAAAAGGTAATAGAGAATATTGTATTGAAATAATAAAAATGCTGACTGATGCAGGAGCATATTGGGGAGAAAGAGATCATAAAGGTATGTATATGTTTGATCATTTAAATTTTGAGAATGCTAGTATTTTAAAGAAATTATATCCAGATAAATATAATGAGTATATACTGGCTAAAAAAATATATAAGTTTAATATATGAAAAATATAAAGACATATGAAGAAAAATCTCAACAGACATGCGATTTATATTCCAAAAAATATGAATCATATGATGAATTAATAGAAGATTTGAGTAATTTAGATAATTCAAATATTGATTATAACATTTATTACAATTTAAGAAATATTGCAATTGTGTATGCATTTATTTATAATAATAGCAAAAATAGATATGACATAAATCAACGTGATATTTTATGGGGAATGGAATATTTATATAGTGATTTTACAAATAAGATGTATTTAGGATTGAAGATAGATGAGATAGATGAGATAGAAAAAGAATTATTAAATAAATATGACAAATTTGATAATGTATCTTCAAAGAATATTCAAAATTTAGAAGCATTTAAGATGAGAATAAGATCAAGAAAATTTAACATATAATAATGAACATAAAAAGATTTAATGAAAGCATAGAAGATGAGCCAGAGAATGGCGATTATATTTTATGTGAAGTAAATGTAAAAACAAAATTATATGATTTTATAAATAATAATATTTCAAAATTGAGTTTTTCTTATTTATGGAATAATCTTCAGAAAATATATGTTATTCAATATGAAGACGTACCAAGAGAATTAAAAAATGAATTCAGTAGAAAGACTAAAAATGATAAAAGCTTCTATGAATGTGAGATTGCTAGAAGAGCAATAAAATACTGGGATAAAGATAAGGAAAAATTAGAACTAATATTAAAAACTAACAAATTCAACGTATGATAACCGATTTTAACTCATTTGAAAATAATCCAGAAGTTGGTGATTATGTTTATTGTGTATCGAAATTATCTTCAAATAATATTAAAAGGAATAAATTTATAAAGGATAAAATAGGTCAAATTGTTAGTATATCTGAAGATAAAAATTATCCATATATTGTTCATTATGATAATATTCCTGATAATTTCAGTGAATTTAGAATGCAATATGACTTAATCACGAAAAAAAGTGGCAAGACTGATAATTTTCAATTTGGAAAATGGGAGATTGAATTATGGAATAAAAATATAAATGATTTAGAAACTATGATAAATGCTAAGAAATTTAATATATGAATCATATAAAAACATTTGAAGATACTTACTCTAAATATCCAGATATTTGGATGAATGATTATGTAATTTGCAAGAGAAAAGGGCATAAAGACACCTTTGATTATTGCATAGGAGAGGTAGTTTATATAGTAGAAGGTCCAACTGGTTATTATACATATGAAATACAGATAGGAGATGCTAATGACAACCAAATGTACAGTAGGGATGAAATATTGCTACATTCTCATGATTTAGAAGAATTAAAAATGAATAAAGATTTATTATCAAATACTAATAAATTCAATTTATAATTATGATAATTAAAAAAAATACTGATAATGTAGAAAATAATAAACCTTATCACAATATATATTTTGCAGAATATAGATACGAAAATAAAAATATTATCAATATATCGCATAAGATAATAAAAATAATAGATATTTTGGAATCTAATGATATAAAATATGATATTAAGGTTGATATGGATTTTAATATATATTACTTATATTGTTATCCTAAAAATGTAGAAGATGAAAGACTGATAAATGAATATCATTATTTGACATGGTATTCATTAATAAGTACAGTAGAAAGATTCAGAAAAACATTAATAAATAATGACTTTGATAAAAATACTAATAGAGAAGATATTGAAATTATTTTAAGATCAAATAAATTTAACTTGTAAATATGAAGATTAATAGATTTAATGATAGCCTACAATATGATGAACCTAGTGAAGATGATTATGTTTTAATAAATGCGAATAAAATGTTAAGATCATCATCTGATGATGATGATAAAAAATTTATAAATTTTATAAATAATAATGTAGGTCAAATATATTATATTTATCGTTATAGTCATGATATTAAAGTTAAATATGATAACATACCTGATGATATATTAAATAGATTTCATAATGATCCTGATATTGAAATTAAACCAATTGTTAACAATTTGTGTTTATTTGGAGATAGTTTAATATTAGATTATTCTAAAAACAAAGAAGAATTAGAACTTAATTTAATAACTAAAAAATTTAACTTATAATTATGAAGATTAATAGATTTAATGAAAGCATCAACAATTTCAAATTATATCTAAAAACTTATAAATGTGATGACATTGGAGTTGAAATATTAAATGATGATATTAGAGACTTAATAAAATCTGGATTTTTATTATATGATATATATTATAAAGAAGGAGTAGATTCAAGTTGGAATTTTATATTATATTCATATATAAACGACTCAATTAACACATTCTATGATTTTGCCAATACTCACAATTTTAAACATGTGACTGATCGTAAAGATTTAGGAGAAGTTAGACATTGGTTCAATAACACAGATTTTGAAAAAGTAAATAAAGAAGATATAGAATCAATTTATCTATCAACAATATCAAATAAATTTAACATATAATGAAGATAATAAGATTTAATGAGAGTTTAAATGAAGGAAACCCAGAAATTGGTGATTATGTAATATGCAATGACAATCATGATAGTACTATAAATGATTTTAGTGACATTGATAATTTTATGATGTCATCTATTGGTATGTATGTAAAGAATGATTATGATAAATATCCAACTCATCCGTATGCTATTAGATTTTATGATATTCCACATAATTTACATATTTTTTTCAATAGTGATAATACAGTAAGAATGAAGCGCACTGAAATAAAATATTGGACTCAAGATAAAAAAGAATTAGAATTAATTCTAAAATCAAATAAATTTAATATATAACAATGAAGATAATTAGATTCAATGAAAGTAATATAAATAAGAAAAAAATTGAAATTGGTGATTATGTAATATGCAATGAATATGATCCAGAAAATTATAAATTTGATGACTTTAATATTCTTGTAAATAATAATATTGGAAAAGTAATAGACATAAATGGAGAAAAAAGTAGGGATGATAAATATGTTGTACAATATGATAACATACCTGAATCATTACATGTTGGCTACTTGGACAATAAATATGAATCAGCTATCAGATTTTTAAGAGAAGAAATAAAATATTCTTCTAAGGATAAATCTAAATTGGAAATTATCTTAGTTTCTAAAAAATATAACATATAATAATGAGAGTTAAAAGATTTAATGAGAGTTTGAACAATGGAGAGCCTGAGATAGGCAATTATGTATTACTAAATGTAAATAACCGTCATGACAAAAAGAATATAAATGATTCTATTGGATTAATAACAAATATTGACGACCAAAATAAAAAAATAAATAGAGGTAACAATAATTCTATTAAAAAATATGAAGTTCTTTATACTATAAATTACAGCTATATTGATGATGTTTATGGTGACTATGAATCTGATAATGATATCAAGGAAATTTATGCATTCAACGGTGAGATTAGATATTGGGGGGACAATAAAAATGAATTAGAATCAATAAGAAATAGTGAAAATAATAATACATTATAATGAAAATTGAAAGATTCAATGAAGGTAGGGAATTTGATATCTACTACCAAAATTATAATTTAGATAGCAAAGAGGATGAGTTAGTTTTAATACGTGATTTAAATGATTTAGAAAAAAATAGAATAAAACATTATATATATTCTCATGATAATACATATGAAATTTTCATATATTTTAAAAGAACGCCAAAAATAGATTTATTAGTAGGATATTTTGATAATTCATCATTTGCAAGCATAGAAGACATAAAAAATAATCTACCTAATAATGGATATACTCAAATAAAAAGAGATGATTTGGAGAAGATAAAATATATAGTAAAAACAAATAAATTCAACTTATAACAATGAAGTATATAAAGGAGTTTGAAAAATTAATGTCTGATAAAAAAGACTTTCCAATGGTAGGAGAATACATTTTATCTAATGATTACGTTGGAGCATTTAAATCTAGAACTTTTGTTAATAGTCATATTGGTATTTGCATAGAATTTAATAGAGGAGATAAATATCCATTTGTAGTTCAATATGAAAACATACCAGAAGATACAGAAAAATATTTCAATAAAGGTACAACTACTTTTTCAAGGAAAGAAATATTATGTTGGTCAGACAACATAGAAGATTTAGAAACTATTTTACAATCCAGAAAATTCAACATATAATAATGAAAATAGAAAGATTCAATGAAAACACAAATAATGAGCCAAAAATAAATGATTATATTATTTTTGAATATGATAATAGTAATTACAATTTAGGAGGAGATATTTATGACTTTTTAACTAATAATATTGGTAGAATAAGAAATTATGGAGGAAAAGTAGTAGTAAACGGAAAGACTTTAAGAACATATTATGTATCATATGACATATCAAACAAACATCCTGAAATATCAAATTATTTTGAATATGAAAATATTCCAGATATAATTAGGGATTATTTTAATTTAGGTTCTAAAAAAAATAAGGTTATTCATCTAAATGAAACAAATATAAAAGCATTTGGTAAAACAATTGAAGAATTAGAAATGATATTAACAGCAGACAAATTCAATTTATAATTTTTATATATTGAATTTACTTGCATCAACTACTTCAGGATGATTAATTTCCAGCCAATCATAATAACCATCCAAATCAGAATATCCTAAATCATTTCCTTCACAATACAATGTTGTTATTGTTTCTGGTAAAATAGGCAACTCAGTTAATTTATTAAATCTACAAGACAATACAGTTAATTTGCTTGGTAAATTAGGTAAAGTTGTCAATTTATTTTCACCACAATATAATTTATCTAATGATTCAGGTAACTCTGATAATTCTGTTAATTTATTGTCTGCGCAAGATATAATTTTTAAATTCTGTGACAATTTAGGCAACTTAGTTAATTTATTATTATAACAATACAATTTTTTACAGGAATCTGGTATATCAGGCAATTTAATTAATTTATTACCAGAACAATCTAAATATTCTAATGTTTTTGGTAACGTAGGTAAATTAATCAATTTATTATCTGAGCATTCCAATTTTACTAAATTTCTTGGTAATTTATGCAATATAGTTAAATTTTTATGATTATCATTCAATTCTATATTTGAATTTTCAAATTTTTTAATGTATTTCATATTATATGTTAAATTTTCTAGTCATAAAAATATCAGGATGATTTATTTCTAACCACTCATCATATTCTTTTAAATTAGTATATGGTAAATTATTACCAGAACAAGCCAACGATTTCAATGTAATTGGTAATATAGGTAATTCTTTTAAATTATTATTATAACAATATAAATCCAATAAGCCATCTGGTAATTCAGGCAATTTCTCTAAATTGTTTCCAGAACAAGATAATAATGTTA